AGGGGAGGAGAAGCTTTACAAATGGTGATAGCGGACAAGCTATATTTACTAATAATTCAACGGCAGTAAGTGTTTCTACTACTACGGCATTAGGAGGTTCATTTTCAATGGGCGGCAGTGGTGCATTTGTTATAGTTTATGGCAGCCAATCAACTAATGTATTTATAGATACTATTATTGCAGCTAATACAGGAACTCCTACTGTGCTAAATAGTACAACAGTATCCGGAAGCCCATCAGCACGTACATATTCAACAGCTTCTAATAGATTACAACTTGCAATGGCTTCAGGAACATATGATGTAAGAATAAATATATTAAGAATAACATAAATAACATTTAGTCAAATCCATCCTCCAACGCAACAACATATCATAATCCCATATTTATAACACGAATACCCACCTACCCAATACATTAACAAATGCTAATACATAACGTAGATATAACTGTATAGCTGAAATACAAAAGTTAAGACAAGAAGTAGATCGGCTAAACCCGAAATAATTTGGATTTTTGACATTTCCTGCTTATATTTATAGCAAACATAGTTATACAAACAAAAGTTATTTATGGACAAATACGTAATATTCCACGTTGAAGGAGGCTTGGGCAAAAACATAGCCGCCACAGCAGTAATCAAAAACATAGCTGAAAAATATAAAGACAGAAAGCTAGTAGTTCAAGCATCCTTCCCCGAAATTTTTTTAAACAATCCCTACGTACATAGAGTATACCGTTTAGGTATGACTCCGTACTTTTGGGAGGATTACATTAACGGTAAAGACACTATTGTATTGCGTCGTGAACCATACTTTGAAACATCTCACATCATGCAAAAAACACCATTGCATGAAACGTGGCATAAAATGTATGATTTACCATACAATAAAGAAAAGGATTTACCTGAATTGTTTACGAACATGATCCAAAGTGAAATGCCAATCACTTGGAACAGACAAAGACCTATTTTATTACTCCACACAAATGGAGGCCCTTTAATGGATGGTGCCCCAATCTATGCCTGGTCTAGAGATATGCCAAGATATATTGCCGAAGCCATTATCCAGAATTTTGGACAACAATATCACATTATTCAAGTTGTTAAGCATGCTTCTCAAGGTATCCAATCTCCAATGGTTGAGGTAGTGGATAGACAAATGTCAAATTTTGAATTGTTTTCTCTAGTGAGAGCATCTGCAAAACGAGTGTTGATAGATTCATGTCTACAGCATGCGGCCGCAGCTTATAAATTACCATCCACTGTATTATGGATTGGAACACATCCCGAAATGTTTGGCTATTCAATGCACACAAACATTGTAGCAAATGAACCGGTTGGTAATGTTAAAAAAATTGATGCCGCATATTTTGACTACCAATTAGATGGACAATTCCATGAATGCCCATACAATTCACCAAAAGAAATGTTTGACGTAAACGAGGTATTGAAAGCAGTAAATAAAGTTTAATGCACGTTATATATCGAATTAGTGAAATAGGGTATCCAAAAAATAAACCCAATTACATTAATAATAAAAATTGTTTTGAAAATGCTTTGCAGATATTCAATAAAGCAAATTGGTATGTTATTGCCGATAATGTTAGTAATGAAACTAAAGAATACCTTAACAGCAAGGTAGAAACAATAAAATACGTCAGTGTAGGCCATGGAGCAGGGACATTTAATCTTGCTTTAGATGTAGCTTTAAGTTTACCTAGTAGTGAAATAGTCTATTTTCTCGAAAATGACTACCTACATAAACCCGGAGCCGATAAAGTACTAGAGGATGGAGTAAATCTAGGATTTGATTATGTAACTGCCTATGACCACCCTGACAAATATTTGAACCCATTTGAAGGGGGAAATCCATTTTGTAGTGGAAGAGCAGAAGATACTAGAGTATATCTAGGACAATATTGCCACTTTAAATTAACAAATTCAACTACAATGACATTTGCATCCAGTGTAAAGGCATTAAAAGAGGATGAAGAAGTATTACGCAAATGGACTAAGGATACTCATCCCCACGATTTTCAAATGTTTATGGAATTAAAACAAATAGGTAGGAGATTAGTATCTTCAATACCTGGATATTCAACACACGGGGAAACTGAATGGTTATCTCCATTAACCGATTGGCAAAAACAGTTATGAAAAAATTAGCAGCATTTATTATCGAAGATAGATTCTTTGAAGATTTAGGCCAAATATGTAGTGACCATTTTAAATATTTACCTAAAGGCACTGACTTGTTTATCTATACTTCCGAAGAACATGTAAAAGAATATACCGAACAGTTAAATAAACACAAACTAAAAGCTACATTCTTACCATACGACAAAAACACTGAAACACCCGTTACAATCCAGTATATTCCAGGTTTAGAGCAATTTTTGCAAGATCCACGTATGAAGTCTTTATTCAATATGTGTATGGTAATGACTACACCCGAATTTTGGAAAGATTACTTTAATTATGAACGTGTACTAATATTTCAACGTGACACGGCTATATTAAAGAAAGGCATTGAAGATTTCTTTGATTACGATTATGTAGGTGCTCCATGTTATAATTTTGTTAAAGATCAAACCATCCAAAACGGTGGATTAAGCTTACGTAATCCACGAGTAATGGAATATATTTGCCGTATGTATGGATGGAAAACAGATCTGCAAGATATGATGGTGGTAGGGCAATACTCTTCAGCATCTTTCTTTGCCGAAGATATATTTTTCTGCTTACGCATGATCAAATATAATGCTGGTAATTTAGCACCATTAAATATAGCTAAAAAATTCAGTGCCGAATCTAGATTTGAATTAGACACATTAGGATATCATAGAATAGAAGCTTATCTTACAGAAGAAGAACAACAGCAAATTAAACAACAATACAAAAACTAATTTACTTGCTTTTTGTCTATATTTATATTAGACATTATTATTAAACATAAAATCAAATTATAAACCGTTTATGCAAAACACAACGTTACAACTAGGACAAATTTTACAATTAGAGGCAGAAGTTAATGGAGTAGTAAATACTCAAACCGGAGAAACTATTGCTAAAGGCCTCATGAAGGAAGTCCTTAAATTCAAAACCAAATACTGGCTAATGCAATTATCCGATGATTTGGTAGAAGAAAAAAAGAAAATCGAAGCCGTTCGAGATCAACTAGTTAAAGAATTAGGCGAGGAAGATGAAACAGGAGCAATTTCTCTCCCTGTATACATTAATGAAGTACAGGATGAAGATGGTAAAATCGTTTCTAGAGAAGTTAATCCAAAGTTCCTTGACTTTCAAGAAAAATTCAACGAGCTATTGGCCGAAACTAAAGAACTTTCTCACGGTAAATTTTTCCTAGAAGATTTCGAATCTGTAGAATCTGCTGAAGTATATCCTGTATTTTTCAAGCTAATTTCTGCTGAATAACATGGAAAAAATCCAATTAGCTCCCGAGGAGCTATCTAAGTTGCAAGATTTAAACAATAAAGTAGCAGATATTGTAGCATCTCTAGGTCAAATAGAAATACAAACATCTCTTCTGCAAGAAAACAAAAAATCTCTATTGGCTAGTTTTTCCCAAATCCAACAGGATCAAGATCAACTAGCCCAAGAGCTTACCCAAAAATATGGGGATGGTACAATAGACATGACTTCCGGAGAATTCACTAAGGCAGGATAGTTTTTTGAAAGGGTTTCTCATATTTATAACAAAACAATATAAAATAACTTAATAAAATGGCAGAAACTCTATTATCTCCCGGTGTATTAGCAAGAGAGAACGATCAATCTTTTATACAAGGTCAGCCACTTGAAAGAGGAGCAGCTTTAATTGGACCTGCAGTAAAAGGACCAGTTGAAATACCAACATTAGTAGGTTCATTTAGTGAATTTACTGCTATTTTTGGTGGAGCTGTTGAAAGTGGATCTAACGTATATTCTTACCTTACCTCAATTGCTGCAAGCAACTATTTCCAAAACGGTGGTACTTCTTTATTAGTAACTAGAGTAGTCTCTGGTTCTTTTTCTCCTGCAACTAGCTCATTAATTTCAACAGGATCAGGTGGTCCTACTACTGGTTTATCCCCATTTGTACTTGAAACAATTTCTGAAGGTACAATTATGAACAACACCGGAACTGAAATTTCTGGTGCATTATCTTTAGGTACATCCGATAACGTTAGATGGGAAATTCCAACTGTTAACACTGCTTCTGGAACATTTAGCTTGTTAATCCGAAGAGGAGATGACAATAACGTACAAAAGACAGTACTAGAATCCTACAACAACTTATCATTAGATCCATACGCTTCTAATTACATTTCTAAAGTAATAGGTGATGTAAGCTTTACATTACAAACAACTGATGGATACTATATTCAACAAACTGGTTCTTACCCTAATGCTTCTAAGTATGTAAGAGTAAAACAAGTAAATTACAATACTCCAAAATACTTTGACAATAACGGAACAGCAAAAGATATCTATACTGGATCTTTACCTGCTATTGGTTCTGGCTCATTTGGCAGTGCAGTTGGATCTAACATTCCCGTAGGTAAAGCTGCTTCTTTCTATCAAAATATTGGAACTGACAATCAAGGATTAACAGGATCAGATTATAACAATGCAATTGCTTTATTAGCAAATGTTGATGAATACAAATACAATGTAATTTCAGCTCCGGGTTTAACTCAACAATATCAAGCTTCTCAAGTAAATAATATTGTAAATAATACAATTGCAAGAGGTGATGCTATCGCAATCATAGACTTAAGAGGATATGGAGCTCAAGTAGGAAACGTAATAAACCAAGCTGCAGCTTTCGATTCTAGCTACGCTGCTACATACTGGCCTTGGTTGCAAACTATTGATCCTAACACAGGTGAGGCAGTTTGGGTACCAGCTTCTACAATGTTACCAGGTGTATATGCCTTTACAGATGCTTCAAGCGATCCATGGTTCGCACCAGCAGGTATTACTAGAGGTGGATTAGGTCAAGTAATTAGAGCTGAAAGAAAATTAACAGCCTCTAACAGAGATGAACTATATGAAGCAAATGTTAACCCAATTGCCACATTCCCTGGAAATGGAGTAGTAGTATTTGGTCAGAAAACACTTCAGAAACGTGCCTCTGCTCTTGACAGAATAAATGTAAGAAGATTGTTAATTGCCCTTAAGAGCTATATCGGTCAAGTAGCAGAAGGATTGGTATTCGAACAAAATACAGCCGCTACTAGAAACAACTTCTTGAGCCAAGTAAACCCATACTTAGAATCTGTACAACAAAGACAAGGTTTGTATGCATTTAAAGTAGTAATGGATGAAACTAACAACACAGCAGATGTGGTAGACAGAAACGAGCTAGTAGGTCAAATATTCTTACAACCAACTCGTACTGCTGAATTCATTGTGTTGGATTTCAACGTGTTGCCAACTGGTGCAGTTTTCCCTGCATAAGGAGTTAAAATTAGATATTTATAATAAAATAAAGCATATATAAAATGGCAGTATTAGATCCAAACGAAATATTCTTCACAGCTTTTGAACCAAAGCAGCAGAATAGATTTATAATGTATATAGATGGTGTCCCTTCCTATACCGTAAAAGGTATGGGAGCGGTAACATTGACTCAAGGAACAGTAAAACTTAACCACATCAACGTAGAACGTTATGTTAAAGGTAAAACTACTTGGGGACAAATCCAATTCACCCTATTTGACCCAATCACTCCTTCTGGTGCACAAGCGGTAATGGAGTGGGTTAGATTACACCACGAATCTGTAACTGGTAGAGATGGATACTCTGATTTCTACAAGAAAGACTTAACATTCAACGTGTTAGGCCCAGTAGGTGATGTAGTATCTGAGTGGATTATCAAGGGTGCTTTAATTACTGAAGCTAACTTTGGTGAATATAGTTGGGATAATGAAAGTGCAGCTGTTAACTTAACAATGACTGTTCAACCAGATTACTGTGTATTGAACTTTTAATTCAATTTTTTATATAAATTTTTTAACCTACCCTATTACTAGGGTAGGTTTTTTTATATATTAAAAAAAAATAGTTTGGATTTGTAAAAATCCTTTATTACCTTCATATTTATCATCGAACAAAAGTTATATTTAAAACAAGTATATGGCCGAATTTAAGTTACCTACCGAAACAATCGAATTACCCTCCAAAGGCTTATTGTATCCTTCCGACAGTCCACTTGCTAGTGGTACTATTGAAATGAAATACATGACCGCTAAAGAAGAGGATATCTTAACCAACCAATCCTATATTCAAAACGGAACAGTATTGGACAAATTGCTCCAATCTTTAATCGTTACCAAAATTAGCTATGATGATTTGCTAATTGGAGACAAAAATGCAATTATGATTGCTGCTCGTATTCTAGGATATGGTAAAGATTACAAATTCATGTATCGTGGGGAAGAAGAAGTAGTAGATTTATCTAAAATAGAAAATGCTCCATTACACGAGGAGGTACAAAAAGCTAAATCCAACGAATTTGCCCTCACCCTCCCAGGTTCAGGCAACGTGGTTACATTTAAACTATTAACTCATGGTGATGAGAAAAAAATAGAGCAGGAATTAAAAGGATTAGCTAAGATAAATAAAAACAATTCCTCCACCATCACTACCAGATTAAAATATCAAATTCTTTCCGTCAACGGGGAAACAGAAAAACCCAAAATTCGAGAATTTGTAGATAATTATCTCCTAGCTCAAGATTCAAGAGCATTAAGAGAAAGAATAAAAGAATTAAGTCCGGATGTAGATTTAACTTTTTTTCCCGAAAATGGGAACAACCGAGTCGACATTCCAATTGGACTTAACTTTTTTTGGCCTGACCTCTAAAACAGCCCCCGAATTTAGATTAACAGTATTTAAACAGATTCATGAAATCGTATTCCACGGACAAGGTGGATACGATTGGAATACTGTTTATAATATGCCGTTATGGCTCCGTAAATATACGTTTAATGAAATTCGCACATACTATGAACAGCAAAGTGAGACTATTAAAAAACAACAGTCATCTAACGCTAAAAGTTTAGTTAGTCCTGATGGTACTGTAAATACTCCTGAATTCATGAAAGCCTCCAAAGAATTTAAAGGTAAAACAAATTATAAATAATCATATTTATAACATATACCTTAATAATATATGGTTAATCAGGAAGAATTAGAATACCAAAGAAGACTCAGGGAAGAAATAGAGGAAACACTATTGCTCCAACGTAGTTTTACAGATGAAGCACTAAGGGCAGCTAGAGCAGTATTAGGTACAAGTGAAAATGCTACAAGAACTTCTCAAGCTTTTAGACAGGTTTCAAATTTAACAACTCGTATTGCTAACGAGATGAAAGATGTAGTTCAGGGAAATAGAGATATAGAAACACTTCAAAGAACTCAACAAAAACGCTTAGAAGCTATAAATAAGCTATCTACAGAATTTAATTTAGCAGCTAACCAAATATTTAATACTAACCAAAGTATAGCTAACTTATTAACTGAACAAGTTAGTACCCAAGAAAAACAACAAAGAATATACGATGTTCTTAATGACCAAACCCTCACTTTAAGTGATGAAGAAAGAACTCTTCTTGATTTATACGCTAATCAATATGAAACTTTAGCAAAACAAGAAGAAGAAATGAAAAAAATCCAACAACAAGCCGAGGAAATGAAAAAAGTTACTGGCGGAATGTTTGGTATGGCTCAGGGGGCAGATGAAATAATAAAAAAATTAGGTGGGGGTAAATTTAGTGAAGCTTTAGGTCTTAATAGTGCTATTAGTAAAAGTAAAGAATATGCTCAATCTTTACTAGATGCAAATGGAGGAGTTGCTCAAGCCGGAGATAAATTTAAAGTATTAGGAAATTTAGCAGGAAATTTAGGAAAAAATCTTACTAAAGCATTAGGTCCATTAGGCTTAATTATGGAATTTGTTCAAGGTCTTTTACAAGCAGATAAAGAAACTACCGAACTCCAAAAATCTATGGCTTTGACTAAAACCGAAGCTGTAGGGGTTAGAATGGGCTTAACAGAAGCTGCCAATCAATCAGGTAATATAAACATAACTGCTACTAAATTATTAAAGACATTTGGTGACTTAAACAAACAATTTGGTTTTATAACTAATTTCTCTAATGATACTTTAGTTACAATGACTAAATTAACTGAAGTAGTAGGAGTTAGTTCCACATCCGCAGGAAATTTAGCTGCTGCTTCCGAAGTTACAGGAACAAGTTTTGAATCTAACTATAAAGATGTACTAGCTACAAGCTATGAGCTCCAAAGACAATCTGGGGTTCAAATGGATTTAAGAGATATTGTAGAACAAACTGGTAAAGTAACAGGTACTGTTAGAGCTAATTTAGGTGCTAATCCTTCATTAATATCTGCAGCAGTTACACAAGCTAAATTATTTGGTGCTTCTTTAGAACAAGTAGCAAATGCCGGAAAACAGATGCTTGATTTTGAATCTTCTATTACTGCTGAACTAGAAGCAGAATTGCTATTAGGTAGAGACATAAATCTTGAAAGAGCAAGAGCAGCAGCTTTAGCAGGTGATCAAGTTACATTAGCACAAGAATTACAAAAAGAAGCTGGTAACTTCTCTGACTTTACTAAAATGAATGTTATCCAGCAAGAAGCATTAGCTAAAGCTATGGGAATGACTTCAGACCAATTAGCTGATATTTTGTTTCAACAAGAAGTACAAGGCAAATCTGCTAAAGAATTAAGGGCATTAGGTAAAGATGAATTAGCCGATAGATTAGAAGCTCAAGATCTTCAAACTAAATTCAATGCTACTGTAGAAAAATTAAAAGCTATTTTCGTAGATGTAGCTACAGCATTAACTCCTATACTAAGTGTATTAGGAGATGTTTTTAGCATAGTAGGAAAAATATTTGAATTTTTAAGTCCTATAATGGGAACTATAACAGGTATTGCAACAGGTTTTGCAGTAGGAGGTCCAGTTGGTGCCATAATTGGGGGTGCTTTAGGAGCTACAGGAGATATTACTAAAGCTACATCAACTGCTGATGATGCTGTAATACCTGCTGGTTATGGTAATACTGTAATTAAAAAAGGTAAAGATACTATAGCACTAAACAACAACGATACAGTTGTAGCAGGTACAAATTTAATGTCTCAAAACCAAAATCCTACTCCAGTAGACAATACTGAAGCAAAACGTACTAATCAATTACTAGAAAGATTAATAAACCAACCAGCAGTATTTAAGATAGGAACAGATGAATTCTACACATCTACCTCAAAATATAGCTATCAAGTTCAATAATATTTAATATTTATAATAAATTAAACCCCACATACAATGGCATTATTAGATAAATTACAAAAAGATGGTACAGTATTAACTCCTTTAAGAGGTACTAGACCAACAGCCACTCTAGTAAAAGATGTAATCCAGGTAAATGATACTTTCTCTAAAGGACAATACCAGAATTACGTTGTTAACACTCCTAGAGCTCAGGATCTTACAGGCAACAAGTAATATTAAATGGCCGCGTTAATAAGCCGAAATACAGACCTAAAATCTTTACGGTACGGGCAGGATAGAGTAGGTGGTGGGAGTAGTAATCAACCTTATATCAAATCTCCTATTCCCGAAAAAGCAAACCAACTAGACCGTAGCGGGGGAGTTGACTTTCTCTTACGTGGTGGAACGTTAACCCCTTCTAGAGCTATTGAGGATGTATCTAGGTTAACTAAAATGTTTTTTGACTTTAAGTCCCCAAATGGAGTACTTTTTACCGCTAAACAAAATCTATTATCTAGAACAGGTGTAAAAACACAAGCTAGCGGGATCTTAAATGAAGGTGTTTATTTACCTACCTCTACTATTTTACAAGCAGGAGGAAATGCATTTGGCATTCATTTAAACAAACAGGGTATAAACCCATTTAGAAATACTTCCCCAGACAATGGTACAGGTAGTCTATTTGGATTAAGAGATCCTTTAGGATTAAATGTATATGCCCAAGTTATAAAAAATAATCAACCTAAAAAAGACAATAGGTTAGTTCAATTAGCAAACAGAAAACTTGGTGTATCCCCCAATGATATTTCTACAACTCCATTATCTTTTTCACCTCTTGGTACAATTATAAATGTAGTTTCCAATATTTTATCTGTTTCTTCACAAATTTCTACTAACTCTGATGAAATTTTAAAATATGGAGGTGGACCTGGTTCTACTTTAGGTGTTGGAAAAACAATTATAAAAAGATACAGTTTTACAGATGAAGGAAAAACTAAAGCTGAGGTTGCACCTAAATCCACAAAAAACGTATATGGTAAAACATTTTTCCCAAGCATAACCCCTACCCAAACTACCCAGGGAGGAGTTTTTGCTCTTGGAAACGCTTACCGTTCAAATTTATATAATAACACAAACAGTGGTTTAAATTTTGATATAGTAGGAAATAGTATTTTTAAAGGTAAATATTATGTTTTAGATTCCTCAACTATATTTAAAAAAACAAAAGACGAGCTTTCTTCAGATAATACCCAAATATCAGATTTTAGAACCCAAATTCCTTCCACTCAAATATTTGCAGGGGGAAAAAAGAATATATTATCTGCAGCTCCGGATTACAAAACTAAAAATATTGAAAACAGAGTTAATTTAGGAGATCCGGGTAGAAGAGATAAAGATGTTTCTAGCTACACTAAAGGATTGGGATCTAAAGCATCTAGAGATTTAATTAATGCCCACCCCTTATATAAGTCTACTAAGGCAGATCATGGGGGAGATAGAAACGATTTAGTTAAATTTAGTATAGGCATTATAGATAATAATTCCCCTAGTGATAGAACATACATCCATTTCCGTGCATTTTTGGATTCAATGGATGATCAATACACTGCGGAATGGAATCCTTTTAAATACATGGGTAGAGGTGAAAACTTCTATAGATATAATGGGTTTACTCGTACTGTAAATTTAAGTTGGACAGTAGCTGCCCAATCTAAAGAAGAATTGATACCAATGTATCAAAAGCTAAACTTTTTAGCTTCATCCTTAACACCTGACTATTCTGCTAATGGTTACATGAGAGGTAATTTAGCTGTACTTACAGTTGGTGGATATATGTTTGAACAACCTGGTATAATAACAAATATAAACTATTCAGTCCCTACTGAATCTCCATGGGAAATTGGAATAAGTGATACTGCAGGATTTGACCATACTGTTAAAGAAATGCCACATATAATTAGAGTAACAGGATTTAGCTTTATACCAATTCATGAATTTGTACCTAGCTTACAAGAAAACAGATACAGAGGGACATACGCTAATAAAAATGGTAATGATCTTAGAAGAGTTATTAGTGAATTTGGAAAAGAAAGATATATAGCTTTATCTAGAGATACAGATCCCGATGCTTCAACTACAAATTATAATCCACCTAATGATTATACTTTTGGAGATAAAGGTATAAAAACAAATAAACCTAGTTTACCAAATCCAAATCCACCAAAAATTCCAACTCCTACCTCTCTTGCTAGAAGGGATTCATCCCTTAATGTTGTTCCTGTTCCTGCTAGAAATTCAGTTATAGCTTCACCTGTTCAACCCCCAATTAATACTAATGCTGCCGTAGCAGATATTAGACAGGCTACTCAAATACGAAATCTTAGATTTTAACTTTCATAAAAACACAATATGAATCGTTACAAAAATGCACCTATATTTAAAAACCAAACAGGAAAACGATATTATGGTACAACCAAATATCCTGATATTCCTTTGAATTTTAGTGACATTTATGTATATTCAACTGTAGGTGATAGATTTGATTTACTAGCACTTCAGTACTATAGTGATTCTACTTTATGGTGGGTTATTTCAATAGCAAATCCTAACTTAACACAAGGCTCATATTATATACCTGAAGGATCTCAAATTAGAATACCATCCAATATTAGTAGAATTATGGCCCAATACGATGCATTAAACCAAATTTAAAGTTATGACCGGGAATATAGTAGGAGAACCGATTGAAGACTTTGTAGATTTACAAATTAGAACTAGACAATCTGCTCAATTTAGTGGATATGGGACTTCTCTTAGAACTAATAATCAACTCCAATATCTTAATAATAGAAATGCTTGGATAAAATTAGCTTCTTCTGTTAATGTATTAGCTGATGTTATCACTCCTTCTACTCCTGAAGCATTTGTAGCACAAAGATATGGGTTAGAGTTTACAGGTACAACAATACCTCTAGGAGAATCTAAACTTATAAATATAGGCATAACAGATACTTCAAATTATTTAGGTACTAAACTTGCAGAAAAAGCAGTATTATTTAATACTATTTCACAGTATACCCCTAGTGGTACTTTAAGTAATAATCGAGCAGGTGTTACTAACACCAGTGATTTGTGGAATGATAGTTTTATATATGGTATAGGTGGAACAGAATTTGGAATCCAACCACCACCAGGTATTATAGGAGTTACTATTGATTCTATTAATAGGGGTTCTATTCGAAAAGCAAATATAACACTCAAAGCTCATAATAAATTTCAATTTGATATCATTGAATTACTCTATTTAAGATTAGGGTTTACAATGATGTTAGAATGGGGATGGGATAAGTATCTTGATACTAATGGTGAAATTCAACAAATTCGCAATACTATAATTGAAGATGAATGGTTTAAAACTAATGGAACCACTCAACTTCAAATGCTAACTTCTATCCAGAAAAAAAGGAGAGACTACCAAGGCAACTATGATGGATTTTTTGGTAAAGTATCTAACTTTACATGGAATTTTAATCCTGATGGCTCATATGATATCTCAATTGATTTAATTACACTTGGGGATGTTATTGAATCCTTAAAAGTTAACACCTCAGTTAAAGCAAAATACTACCCAGATGGTGGTCTTTTTGAAGATATTAAGTTTCCAGAAGATAAAAGTAATACTAATATAGCTAAAGTTGCTACTTTAAATACTATAGGTTATTTTCTTTTCAATAAAATAAAAGAAATTACAAATAACTTTACTTATACACGTAATGGAAATGTAAATACTAACTATCCTAATTACATATCATTTTTTACAACAAATAAGACTTCATATAAAAGTCCCCAATATTATGTAAGGCTGGGTGAATTTTTAACTCAATTGGAAGGTTTAATAATACCTGTAGTACAAAATAATAATTCTCCTAAGTTTTCTCAAATTTCTTTTGAAAAAACGGGATGTTTAATTACATATTTTCCTAATCAAATTCCTTTAGATCCTAGAGTTTGTATTTTTAAACCATCTTTAAATTCTTATGGTGATATAACAGGTGTAGTTGACCCTACTTATTTTAACCTTGTTCCAATCCCTTATCTAGTTTCTGTTAATGGAAACATATATGGGTCACTTATGGATTTATATATAAATTTTGAATTCATTGCAGGATTATTATCAGCAAATGGAGGCCCAGACCAAGAATTATCTTTATTTAAATTTTTACAGGATTTGTGCAATGGGATAAATACTGCTTTAGGGGGAGTTAATAAATTAGAACCTGTTATAAAAGAAGATTACAAAATTACCATAATAGATCAAACTCTCTCATCACCTGAAGTTAAAGATACAGTTAGTTTGGAAGTATATGGCTACAATCCAGATAATCAAACTTCAAATTTTGTAAAAGATGTAAAATTTGTATCTAAAATTACACCTCAATTAGCTTCAATGGTTAGTATTGGGGCTACAGCTGCGGGCAGTTCAACTTCTGAAATAGATGGAACAGCATTCTCAAAATGGAGCGAAGGATTAGTAGATAGATTTGCTGAAACAATATCTGAACCTAATGGATTAGATCTTATAGCAGAACAAGAGCAAGCAGAAAAAACTAGAGAAAAATATGCAAAAAGATTTGTAGAATTTAATTTAGCAGATCAAAGTATTGGATCTTTACTTGAGGAAGCAAGTGAATCAACAAATGTTTTTAACGCCCAAGCTAATCTTTTAGGATACCAAGCTTCTCTAGCACTTAACCTTCTTC